TGAGATTCCTGCTATCGGTCCTAGAATGAAGCACATTCCTCTCGTTGCTGAGCCTCGTAGAATTGCTGTTCGTTACGACCAGATCACTGCTTTCCAGGCTAAGACTGACTACGGCTTCTCTCTTGATAAGCAGATCGCTGAGCAGGCTTGCGGTGAGCTCGCTTACGAGATCGACACTGAGATCGTTGGTATGCTTAAGGACGGTGCTAAGGAAGGCACAACTGCAGAAGAGCTCGCTAAGTTAACTTGGTCTAAGACTCTTCCTGTTGGCGTTTCTAAGTTCGAGCACTACAACGGCTTCCTTGAAATCGTTGAAATGGCTAAGGCTATCATCTATGATAGAACTAAGAAATTCCATCCTAACTACATGGTAATCGCTTCTGATATCCTTCCTGTTCTTCGTTTCGTAAATGGCTTTACTGCTGTTAAGAACGTTAAGATGAATGGTCCTTACAAGGTTGGTGAGCTTGATGGTATGAACGTTTACGTTTCTCCTATGATGGGAGCTGGCGAGTTCTTCCTTGGTCTCAACGGTAACGACATGATGTCCAGTGCCGGCGTATATGCGCCATATATGGCTATCGTTCCTACCCAGCTTCTTGGTACTCCTGACGGCGGTATGGCACAGGGCTTCAGCACCTGGTATGCTAAGGCTCTTCTTAACAAGAACCTCCTTATCGCTGGTAAGATTGTTGACTAATTAATAGCAACTAAATAAAAATAGCAGGGCTTCAAAAGAAGCCCTGCTATTTTTTTAATATATAGTGAAAAACTAAAGTATATATTGTATTATATAGTAATAGATAAATTTTGGAGGAAACTGTAAATGAAAAAGACCGTAAGAGAACTTGTTGAGATGATTAATACAGGAAAGCTTCAGTACAATCAGTCTACACAGCGTAAGTTTATTTATGCTTCCATTGAGGTACAGCTTGACTGTGGTAAGACAACTAAATCAGGAAGCGTGATTCATTCTATCTTAGAATACAATATTCAACTACCTGCCCTTTATTTCTGGTCTAACACCGAGACCGGTTACCTTAATCTTCATGATGGTAAGCAGAGAGTACTTTCTCTCTACTATTTCATTAATCCTACACCTAGCATTAATTTCACAACTATCAGAAACGGTAAGGCAGTAAACTTTGCAGCTCTCTCTTCTGAAGACCAAGAAAAACTTCTTAGCTATACTTTTGATATCGTAGAACGAGCAGGTACAAGTGCGGAGGAAGAACAAAGCTTTGACCTTATTAATACCAACTCCGTCAACCTCACACCCTATGAGTGTCTGTCTGGTATGCTTCACGGAACCTTCCTCACAGAGTTCGAAAACTTCGTAGAGCATTCCGCTAAGACTATGGATCAGATTAAACCGATCGGCCGTGGTGAGCAGGCCTACAAGCTTCTTCTTACTATGTTTGACCTTCATGATTCTAAGAAAGCACCAAGTGCAGATAAATCAAAGCTTCTTCTCCGTGATCGTATTCGTCCGCTGAGAACGTCTTGGTTTGACCCAAAGGCATTTAGTTTTGATGAAATACTTCAGGTCTTCAATGAATTCGCGAGAGCAACTAAGATTAAAGAAGATAGAGCACTTGCTGTCGCTGCATATATCGTAAGAAAGAACTACAACGCAGATGATATTATTAACCTCTACAGAAAGAGTATTAAGGGTATTAACGATATTGGCTCTTGGGATATTGATACTCATAAGACATTTATCGACTATTTCGTAGATAACAGCTATTCCGCTTCCCTCGACCCTCAGCGTAACTTCTCTAAGAATATTAAGGATGAACTCTACTCTCGTAGTAATCGCTGTGCACATATTGATCCGGCGACCGGAGTACACTGCACAGAGACTAATTATTCTAAACTCGAGGTAGACCACATTACCCCGTGGTCTAAAGGTGGAAGAACTATTCTTGCGAACGCACAGCTTCTTTGTAAGCATCACAATACTAGTAAAGGTAATAAGGCGTAAGGAGATACTGCAATGGAGAAACAGGAAAAGGTACTTAAGAAAATAAAGAACTCACTTAAGCACGGAAACGAGGGACAGCTCGGTGCTAAGAAAAATGACGAATGCTATACTGACATGCAAGATATTCTTAATGAGCTCTCTCTGTGGGCAGCACTTGGTAAATTTCAAGGTAAGACTATTATTTGTCCCTGTGATTGGAATATTGTAGAGAATGAAAATATTTATTCTATTACTATTACATATAAAGACCCTGGGGTAGAAGTGGCAGGTAACTCGGTATTCAAGGCGGTTCAGTCTGTTTATGTAGATCTTTGGTCTAATGACGAAGAACATACAGTAAAACACATTGCGCTCGCGGAGGATGAAATCGAAGACTTCCTTAGAGATAGACTTACTTGTAACTTTATAAGAGCGCTTACTCAAAATGCTCGAGCTTGGGGCATTAAGAGTATTACTGCAAGTGGTTATAATCCTGCTACCGGCCTTGGTATTAAATTTCAGGATGTGAACTACTCTAAGTACGATGTCTGTATTACGAATCCGCCCTTCTCACTCTACGGCGAATTTATGAAGTGCATTGTTGGTAAGGTCGATTTTATTATTCTCGCTCCGCTGATGAATCGTGCTAACCCTTGTGTTGGCGGATACCTCATGCTTAAGCAGGCTTACCTTGGTTTTGGCATCGAGTTGCATATGACCTTCGACAATCCGACTAAGGAAAATAATTACTCTGGAACTAAAGTAGTTAATTGTGATTGGATCACTTCTTTTCATGAGGCACAAGCAGAACGTAATGCAAAGCATTTTAAGTCTGGTGTAAATTATGATCTTTATAAAGAAGAATATATAGAGATGATTGGTATGACTATGAAGGATGGTACTCATCCTATTAGAGTTAGTATGTCTACCTATCCAGAAGATTTTGCTGGCTGGATGTTTTCTACTATCGGTGTGCTTGATAACCTTGATATGGAAACTTATGAATGGTATGTAACAGAGTGTAGGAAGTATCTTAATTCTAATCCTGAAGTAAGTCCATTTACTCATAAAATTGAGGCTAAGACATATATTGGCGCTGATGGTAAAAAGAGTTTTGGTGGCATTGTGTTCAGAAAGAAGCCCACAGTATAATCAAATTTAAAAAGAGACTATCCTACTTTAAGGATAGTCTCTTTTTTATTTGCTAAATTATTTAGTAATGTTGACAGGGAGGTAAAAGATGAAGCTTGAAGACATTCTTGACGAAATAAAGATTGAGCTTACAGGATATATATTAGATATGGAAATTACAGATGAAACTTTAGTGTCTGTAGTTAAAAAAGCACTTAGAGAGCTTACCCGGTACTGGGACGAGACGAAAATGCTTACCTTGCCTTTTGCGAGTTGTATAAGTCTTGAAGGCGAGTTTTTTAAAGAAGAAGTAAGCTCTATCGTAAAAGTCTATCGAACAGAAGGTTTTGGAGATTCTGCTAGTGGACTCTCAGTTATGAATGACCCAGTTCAAATGGCACAGTTTGCTATTTTTAGTAATGGCGGCACGATGTATAATCTTCAGGACTACGTTATGAACTACGCTTCTTGGATGACTATATACCAAATAAAAAATACTATGTCTACTGACCTGTCATTTAAAGAAGATCGACACGATAATAAATTATATATTAGCTGTGGAAGTTCTAGACCTAGCATGATTACTATAGAGTATATTCCAAAGTTAAAGTCTGTTGAAGATATTAAAAGTGACTATTGGATTGATATTTTAATTAAGCTATGTGTTGCTTTGACAAAAGTTGTCCTCGGTCGTATTAGAACTCGCTTTGCACAGAGTAATGCGCTTTGGACTCAAGATGGTGACAAAATTTTAGAAGAAGGTAATACTGAATTAAAAGAACTTCGTGAAATACTTAGAGTCAATTCAAATATGACATTCTTACTCGATTAAGTAAATAAAAAGGAGATTTATTATAAAATGAAAGAATCTATTACAAAGTTTGACTTAGAAGCCGCTTTTAAGGCGCTCGATGAAATCGAAATACCACAGGCGGAAAAAGTTAGAGCTAATCGTCCTGCACTTACAGAAATTTTTTCACGTAAAACTAAGTTCGATACTCTTATGGAAGAGTATTATGACATTAGTAGTAATGAAGGTTTAGAAGATGCAAAAGATGCCAGAGAAGCCGAAGTGGCACAGGCAAAGCTTGCTCGCATTGAAAAAATTGTTGACCTTGATGCAGAGTCAGCTGAAGACCTTCTTACCTCTTATGTTGGCAAGCTAATTATGCAGTGTCCTCAATGTATGACACTTTTCTATAAAAATCCGGAAGACGTAGTCGCTTCTGAGGAAGACCCTGCTACAGTAAACGTTAATGAAGTTTGTCAGCACTGCGGAAATGAGAGTGGCTACAGTATCATTGGTAAGGTTGGTGAAGCTGAGCCAGAAGAAGCTGCTCCCGAGGAACTTCCTGCAGAAGGTGAGCTTGATCTTGACGTTGAGAGTGAAGAGGCTGCTGAAGAAACTACAGAAGAATCTTCTGAGGAAGACCTCAACTTCGATGATGAGCTAGAAGAATTTGACCTTGATAATATCGAAGATGATGTAGAGGGAGAAGAAAAGAAAGAAGAATCTTTTGTTACTCACACAGGCGAAGCTCTTGTAGAGGAGCTCGCTGATGACAAAGACCTTGACGCAAAGCTTGAGGCGCATAACGAATATATTGAATATCTTAGAAATATGATTGCTCAGGAAGAAGCCGCTCTTGAAAAAACTGAAAATGCTCAGGTTAAAGATGCTATCCAGAGAAGAATCGATGCTTTTAAAGCTGACTTAGAAAATGCACTTCCTGATGCAGTAAAAAACGATGAAGTTAGTGCAGAAGAACTTGCAGAGAACGAAACAGATGCAGAAGAACCTGTTGCAGAAGACATGCCTGTGGAAACTGAAGAGGTCAATGAGAGCCTTACTGAAGCACTCCACGAAGATACTGATTCTGATGTATCTGATGCAGAATTTGACCAACTTATGAACTCGTCTGAGTTTAAAAAGCCTATTTCCGATACCGCTGTTAGAGCTATGCTTGCTATGGAAGATGAAGAAAAGTCTAAGAAAGAAGAAAGCTTAGATAGTGTTTTTGAGAGCGTTGACGAACTTCAGGAAGATGCTCTTGAGTATATGATGTCGGATGCACTAGTCGAGCTTTATGGTAATGTTGCAGGCTTTAGATTAAAGGAATGCTCTTATTCAGATAATAAGTTTATGGTTGAAGGTGTTGTACATTTTACTTCTGGTAATACAAGAAAAATAGCTTATACTTTTAATGAGGCTCTTGTTGAGGATGGCAAAATTACTCTACGAGGCTTAAATGAAAAACTTGGTTTAGATAAGCAATTCTTTATTGTTGGTCGCACCGAAAATAAAACTCTTATTACAGAATCTTTTAAGATCGCAAAAAATTAATTTAAGACTTAAGAAAGAGTACAAACGTGCTCTTTCTTAAGATATTTATAGAAAGGAGCTCTACTAATGTCAGACACCAGGAATGACTTCGGTTTTCTTATTCGTGGAAATGACATAAAGCTGTATAGAACTTGGTTTAAAGAAATGACCAGACTACATGGCATTAATGTTATTTATAAGGAGCCTTTAAAAAATAAAGAATATGATAACAGAGGCGACTTGGTAAGCGGGTATAAGCCAGGAATCACTATCGGCTGTATCTTCCAAGAGCACCCTGACCAGAAGTCCCTTAAAAAGATGGGCTGGGTTGCTGAGCTCCAAGAAGGTTCTTCCATTATTCATGTACCATATGATTTGCCGGGGCTGCAAGTTGGAGCACTCTTTGACGTTCCAAGTGGGCTTGATCTAGCTAAACCGAGAACGTTCCGTGTAATTAGTCTGCAGAACATTATGATTTACCCTGCATCAATTGCCTGTGAAATTGCTCTTGAGTATGAATCAGTTGATGAACAACACTTAACAACCACAGCCCATGAAAAAGAAGACATGCCACTACTAATTGACCGTGAAGGTGATGATTAAAAACTATGATTTTACCAGAAACATATCTTATAGAAAAACGCTTACCACAAAGTAAAGATGTTCTAACAATACTAGCACCAGAAGGTAAGGATAACCCAGACTATGATTATTATACAAAGCTCGCTGAGTGGGCTGGTAAACACATGCAAAAAACAGGAGAAGTTCAGTTAGATAAACTAGAGCTTTCCTATAAAGCAGAAGTACTTAAATTAGGATTACCACCAAGAACTAATCAACTCTGGGGCATGATTAATAAGCTAATTGAGTTAGTAGAGAAATATAGCTCTAGCCAGAAAGAATTAAAAATAATTAAACAAACAACCTTGGAAATTCTAGCGGGGCTTAGCAAGATGCCTAATCCAAGAAAGCCTGAAGAACCTGAAGAGCCGGCAGAAAATGGAACTGATGAGGCAGTGTCAAATAAAGGCAAGCTTGACTGGACAGCAGAAAGAGCCAGAAGACTCAATGATGCTAAAAAGACTAATACAGCTACATCAGAAGTACTTAGTAAATTCTATGATGACTACTACAGCCAAGAATACGCAGGGGTAGAATCACCAGAAAAAGATACTAAAGGCATTGTAGCCAAGCTAAAAAGCTTAGATAAAGTGTTAACTATTGAATTTAATAAACTTGGTTATAATTCAGAAGTTAACCCATTTGCTCAATTTTTAAAAATTTTAATTCAAAAGAAACCAGAGATATTTGAAAAACTCACTCTAAATAACTACGGGGCTATTCATAATGCTTTTATAGAAAAACATATTACAGGCAATATGCTGGGTAACTACCCTGATGCGATTGGCACTGAAAATATTTTATTCTGCAGTGACCTTTATAATCGTAATGGTTTAGATATCGTTGAGTATCTTTCGCTGCAAAAGCAAGTCTTAGCTTCTGTTGAAGGCACTGAATATGCTAATGACCCTAGATTTTTATCCAAAATGTTTATTCAGCAGCAGGTTTTAGATAAAAATTATTTAGAAAATGTAAAAGCACTGTTTAATAGTAAGCAAGAAGCTGTAAGTGCATTAGCAAGAGATGCAAAGCTAAAGTCATTACTTGAGGTACGAGAGCTTTATAAGCATCTATTTAAAACAGCTGCAAAGAAAACTGCTGACAATAATGCTATTGAGAAGATTCTACAGGAAGCGGTAAAGAGAAGTCTTGTAAAAGATTTGTTAAGATATATACTGGGCCAGGACGAGTTCAGAAGAGTTCACAAGAAGTTAGCGCAACAGGCCAAAGAACTTCTAATCAAGCTAAAGTATCATACAGATGACACAAAGCTTGATCGCATTCAAGAGGAAATTTTAGCAGACTACGACCTGACTTTGGATGTGGAAAAGAAAATGGCTTCAAGGGTAATTGCATACCTACTGGATACGCCAGGAAAAGAAAAAGCTGGAGCTGATAAATAATGTTCTATGCTATACAAACAGATAGTAAAAAGCCAGTAAGTATTATAAAGCTAAAAACTTTAATAAGAGCAAGGTCACTCATTTCTTTATATCCAATGCGAGGCACTGAAGTAATTTTAAATAATTACTTAATAGAAAATTATAAGCTTACCTTAAAAAATGCATGTTTTTTGTTGCTCGCCAATCTGCAGTTTAGCACCGGCGAGGAAAATGAAATTATATTCTTTTTTAAAGATGAAAAGTACGACCAACTCGCCAGAATAATTACTTATGGAATAAATAATATTTCAGGCAGTCAGATATTAAAAACTGCGCTAAGCGCTTAGAAAGGAGTTATTTTATGGCAATAAGTTATTATGATGATGCAGTTACTGCTAAAATAAAAGGCTGGCTTGCAGATAGCTCTACCTTGAGAGTACTTAACCCGGATGAGACAAAAAGAGTGATTGAGCTACAAGCTGAGGATTCTGGAGATAAACCACTCCAACTGCCACTATTGACAATATCTAGAAATAAGGAGCTTGAAATAACTAATACAATTAAGCAGAATAAATCTTTTGATGGTTTAATAATTCAAAAAGACACATTAAATGCTGCGACTGTGCATATGAATGTTATCCCAGTTAAAACACTTTACCAACTAGATATCTACACTAAAAGGCAGCTTGACGCTGATGAATATGTTAGACAGTTTTTATTTAAGCTCATAAATAACCCACAAATTATTGTAGAAATTCCATACAATAATTATGTAATTAAACACACTGCAAATTTAAGAGTTCTAAACAGTGTGTCTGACACGAGCGATATCCCAACACATATTTTCTCAGGACAATTTTATCGCTGGACAATTCAGCTTGAATTGCAAGATGGCTTTCTATTTAGTATTCCATATAAAAAGAATTGGCGTTTTGTTGGAGTTGAACTTGCCCTTTGCGATAGAATTGAAGATCCTAAAGAATTAGATATAATAGAACAAATTATTTGCTAAATTAATTGAGTTTAACGACTCACAACTTTTAGCGTATAAAATTAATTAAAAATAAATAAGGAGATTCATTTAGTATGCCAAAGATACTTATTAATGAAATTGATAGAACTACTGCTGGTACTCCTGGCGAGTATTCTAATAACTCAGTTCTCATTTGTGGTTTTGCGCAAAGATCCACAGAAGAAATTATTAATCAGATGAAAATTAATCCTAATAAAGGTTATACTCTACCCGATGATAATGGTATTTTTGAGTTTTCTTCTGTCGGTGATTTTGAAACGACTATCGGTTTAGTTGCGCCCAGCTTTATTGCTGAAGATGAAGAATGGGCTTTGCATGTTCCGCCTCACTATGGTAACCAGATGGCTTATGAGCTACTTAAACAAGGTTATCCTACTGTTATTTATATGTCACTCGGTAAGATTCCTGAGAGCGCAGCTGACGCGATTAAAGCTATGAAGGACGTCACAAAAGAAGACGCTTGGGAAATCTTTAAAGATAAAGCAAGTTATGATTTTAGATTTATTACCCATGGTTTTCTTTCTGCTCATAATACACCTAAAGCTGCTCAGCTTGAAACTGAAATGAATAAAGCAATAGCAGAAGCTGAAAAAGCTGCTGAAACGTTGAAAACAGCACAAGCTACTCTTGAAACAGCAGAAAAAAATAAAATAACAACAAATGCTGAGTTAAAAAATCTAGAAGATAGCCTTGCAGTAAACTTAGAGGAAATAGACACTTGTCCTGAAAAGGGTCAAGAAGGCTATGAAGAAGGAAAACTAGAGAAATTAAAAGAAACAAAGAAAAAACTAGAAGACCTTATTAAAACAGCCGATGCCGCAGATAAAAAAGCTGCTGATGATGTTACTAAAGCAACATCTGCAGTACAGAATGCAGAAGTTGCTAACGAGACTGCGCAAAAAGCCGCTAAAATTGCTGAGGAACATTTTGACTTTGAAACAGAAGATTGCTTTACTACAGCTGACTTCAATAACGCAAATGCAATTATTGCAAAACTCGCTGCATACAAACAGTCAGAAGAATACGAAGCTGACCCTGAGAGCGGACGTGGTGACTGTGTAGCTCTTGTTGAAATTAATGAAGATACTTATATTTCTGGAGCTGGACGTCCGGAACATCGCATTGAAGAGGCTGCTGCAAAACTTGGTATTACAGCAGAGACTGGTAAATACTGCACATGTACAGTTCCTAGTGTAGTTTATAAAATGGATGCTCCTCGTTTTGGAGACAATACGAAGTTCCCAGGTGCGTTCCATTATCTTGCCTGCTACAAGAGAATGATTGACATGAATTTTGCAGAATGGTACGCTGCAGCCGGTTATAATCGTGGTGTTTCTAGCTACACAATAGACCATACAACCGTTAAGCTCGGTGAGATTGCTATTCAAGCACTTGAGCCTAGATATAAGAGAGCCGGCAGATATAATATGCCTTTTGCAGTTAATGTAGTTGCTAACTTCCGTGGAAGCTACTATCTCTGGGGCAATAGAACTTGTCATCTGCTTGGCGACTATGACGGCGGTGGAGACCTTACGGCTCATCACTTCTTAAACATTAGACAGCTTTGTACAACTATTAAGAAACAGCTTTATGTATCTTGCCGTAGATTCACATTCGATCCTAATAGTGATGTACTTTGGATTAACTTTAAGAACTCTATTACTCCTACGCTTGACAGAATGAAAGCTGACCAAGGCGTAAGAGACTACAAAGTCGAAAAGGTCTATACTGATAAAAAGGCTACACTTAAAGCTAGAGTAAGAATTGTTCCGATTGAAGCTATTGAGGACTTTGTTCTTGAAGTTTCTCTTGAGGATTCCCTCGGTGAGACTGCTGTAACTGTTACTGAGTAATTTGAAAGGAGATTAATATATTATGGCAAATAGTTTAGATGCTCAACACATTAGTACGAATCTTGCGAATTACGAAGCAGCTAGAACAGGTTTCTTCTCACTAATTGTTGATAACCTTGATAATATTATAAAAGCAACTTATACTGGAGATCACGCTGCTGCACCTGCTACTGATAAAATTGCTAAGGCACAAGAAGTACTTAAACTTAATGTACTTACTTCAGATGTTCCTCACTTTGAACTCGGTGTTCTTGAATATAAGAGAGGTAATGAGACTATTCGTTTTGCTGGAACGCCTACATTCAATGCTGGCTCTATAAAAGTTGATGACGTTGTTGGTGTTGATACTAAGTCTATTCTTATGGCTTGGCAGGGACTCGCTTATAACGTACACACTCGCAAGGGCGGACGTATGGTCGACTATAAGCGTAACTGCACGCTCGTCGAGTATACTCAGGATTATGAACAGGTCAGAAGCTGGACACTTTATGGCTGCTGGATTAGCGCCCTGTCTGAGGATGCTTTTGATAAAGAAAACGATGGTAAGCGCGCAATTACTGCGACTATTCAG